GGCCTGACGGCCAACACCTGTATAAGTAGCCAGTATTATTCCACAGGGATTCAGGCTCGCCTACCCCTGATTTGAGATTTCTGCCGAGACATGCCGTAGCAGCCCCTCTAGCGCGGCCTTCACCGTTTGTCGGCGGACTTCATCGCGATCACCGGGGAAGTGTTGCAACTCGCTGAACACTCGCTCGCCCACGCCCCAGGCCAGCCACACGGTGCCCACCGGTTTGTTTGGCGAACCGCCATCCGGCCCGGCAATACCGCTGACCGCCACGGAAAAAAACGCCCGGCTTTTTACCTGTGCGCCCCTGGCCATGGCCTCGACCACTTCACGACTGACCGCCCCCACTGTGGTGAACAACTCCACCGGCACATCCAACTGCAGGTTTTTCTGCAGGTTGGAGTAGGTGACGTACCCGGCCTCGAACCATGCCGAGCTGCCGGGAATGCGAGTGATCGCTTCAGCGATCCCGCCTCCGGTACAGGACTCGGCGGTGGAGACATGGGCGTTGAGGATCTGCAATTGCCTGCCAAGGTCGGCGGCCAGTTGGGTGATTACTTTCACGGGCTTCTCCTGATGGGGCGCAATGAGACCTACCGTACACGAGCGCCTCACGCTTGCAAGTGACAGGGTCGATCCAAATGTTAGCGGATCAATGCGCGGACATACGCCTGACAAGCCTGCAACGCGATCAGCGCGCGGTCGCCGGCGTCGGTGATGGCGATAATTCGTTGAGCATGCGCCGGGTCAAGTCGGGCGCGTGGGGGGCCATGATCCACGCGGCCGGTGCCGGAGGTGGTGGGCATCGCGCAGCCTGCGCCAGCGTCGGCGGCCTCGAGGAGGACTGACAAGCGCACATCAGCAGTGGCAAGACGATCGCGCAGGCGATCCTGATCACGTTGGGCATCGCTCAATGCTCGGTAGTGGGTGTGTTCGCTGCTCGTCAATTGCTGCTCGAGCGCCTGGCGTTTTTCCTGTTCAGCCTGTTGTCGGGCGGCGGCGGCCTGGGTCAGTTGGTTGAGTGATTCGGCATACACACCCGCCTGCTGCGCAAGTTGTCGGGCGTAACGCGCATCCTGGTAACGCCAGGCCAGCGCCACCGGTCCGCCAACAAGAATCGCCAGCACCAGCCCAATGCCTGCCACTCGCCACGACAACGGTATCAAACCGAAAGTTGGCATAGCACCGCCCTCGCCCGCGCCCACAGTTGCAAGCGATTTTGCAGGCCGTTCAGGCCACCATTGATGCGCCGGGTGATGCTGTTGAACAGGTCACGGTCGGCCAGCTCATTGAGTCCGTTTTGCGCCCAGTACCACGCAGCGGATTGTGCAGCCCATTGCGCTTGCTCCAGCAGTTCCGGCCGAGCCAGCAGACGCTCATCGCCAAACAACCCTTGGCTGCATTGCAGGTAGTTGCGGCGACCGGTGATCTGGATCAGGCCCCGACCACAGTACTTTTGACCGTCGCCATCGGCTGCTGGGGTGTTGCCCAGCCGCATGGCCGGAGGGCCCGTGTCATACCGGCTCAAATACTGCTCATTGCCCAGTTCGCGCAGGTAATGCAATTGCCCGGACTCGTGACCGACCTGTGCCAGGAACGCCGCCATGCGCTTGGGGCTGTCGATGTCGTAACGGCTCATGGCGGCGTTGAGCACGGAAATAAAAACGCCCGCTTGATCGCGGGCGTCGGGCATGATCGCTTGGAGCTGTGTTTGCGTAATGTTCATCGTGTCACCGCGTCGATTGACGCCAACCCCAGCTCCGAGCGCGCATCCAGGCAGGTCGCCTCGATGCTGCAGCGATAGCTTTGCTGGCGGCTGCCACTGGCCAAGACCTTGTCGATCGACCAGCGTCCGCGCATGAAGTCCGGCCAGGTGCTGTCGAGCAACACCAGGCCTTCGGCCGCCAACCCCGGATGGCCCGGGCAGTCGATCTTGACCTTCAGCGCCTCACGCATCATCCGGCGCACCTCGCCTTCACCCGCCGCCCGCGCCTCCTCTGCGCTGTGATAGTTCTGGCGGACGGTCTTGAACGGCGCCATGCCGCTCTCCTCGACGCGCACCTTGCCCGCCGCCGCGTCCCACCAACGCACCTTGCAGCCCTGGTATTTGGCCCGGCTGGTTTCATCCAGCGTGGCCGAGGTGAAGGCGTGATCGCCCGGACGATTGTTGCGCGTCACCGACAATTGAATGTTGGGCAGCACCTTGCCCGACAGCGATTTGGCCTGGCCCTTGCGCGCCAGCACGTACAACTCGTTGAACGGTTTGGCCACGGCGTCGTGAATGCGCGCCAGGCGGGTCAGGAAGCCCATGTCGGTCTCGTTGGATTGATCGACATGGGTAATTTTGATCAGCGCCAGGTCCGGGGCCACCCGTGGCGAGAAACCGTGCCGCGAGGTCAGCTCGCGAAACAGCGCGCCGAGGGTGGTCGGACCGTGGCTGACCGAGCGACGCTGCTTGAACCCGGTCTGGTCCGCCGCACTGAACGGCGCTGCCGTCGCCACCAGGGTCAGGCGCAGGGGAAACAGCGTCGGCGTGCGCCGCGTGACCACGAACTGGCCTTTGTCGACCAGCCCCGATTCCAGATAGCCGACGCGCAGGCCGATCTTGCCTTCGAGTCTGGGCAAACCTTCGAGCCCGTCCAGATCGAGCACCAGGGTCAGTTGGTCGGACTCGATGCCGGCGGCGTCGACGTGGCTCCAACTGACCAGGCGTTGATTGATCAGGGCCGCATTGGCCCCGTAGATGTCTATCGCAGGCGTGAAACCCTGTGCCATGAAACCTCCTTAATCCCAGGCCGACACCGGCGTGCTGGCCAGCGGGCGCGTGTCCAGTTCCGGCAACACTACCCAGAGTCCCGCCGGCAATACTGCGCCCTGTTCCGCAAGCGTCGGGTTGAGGCGCCACAACGCTTCTTCGACCATGTCATCGCAACATCCGGTTTCCCGGTAGAGCAACAGATTCACCGAGTCACCGGCCACACTTCGTACTCTACGCATGGATGAACTCCGACAAATCCACTGACCAATCGATCACCATGGCTGTGCCGTCGTCGATGACGGCACTTTGGGTTTCCGTCACGGCGTTGATTCGCCACAGCCCCCAGTGCGTACCGATGCCATCGACCATCGGCAGCGGTACGCGCAACGCCTGGAGCGCCCGCAGTTCATCGAGCCTTGCCATGGCCACCGCGTACATCGACTTGCCGCTGATCTTCAGCGTCTGCGCCTTTTGCCCGGCCTGCGTGGATTTGGGCTTGCCCGTCACCACATTGATGTCGGCCCAGCCACCGTCCGACACGCGCAGAATGCCGCTGTAGGCAAAGTCGCGTGACAGGCCGAAGATAAAACTGCCCAGTGCCATTTGCTGACGCATTACACACCTCCATCTGTCAGGGCCGCGTCGCGTCGTGTGGCGAGGGCGTTGTGATTCATCAAGGGCACGAACTCCCCGTGAAATTGCGCCTGCAACTGCTGCGCAACCACGCTGCGGATCTGCTCGGCGTTGTCGGCGTTGGGGCAGGTGACCTGGATCGACGGGGCGAAGTTGATGGACGGGTTGGGCGGTGCAGCTGCTGTCGTCAGGTCTTTGCTGACTTGATCAGGCGTGCGCAGGCGGTCGACCAGGCCCAACAGTTTTTCGCCGAGCATGGCGCCCACTTCGGAACCTGCCAGCCCTCCCACCAGGCCACCGATGGCGGTGCCGACACCGGGGAAAATCATGGTGCCAATGGCCGCGCCCGCTGCGGCCCCGGCGGAGGATCCGGCCAGGTTTCCGGCCGAAGAAACCACAGCTTTGGTGTCACCACTGGCGATGCCCTGGGTCAGGGCGATTGCCGCTTCGGCCATTCTGATCGGCGCCGCTACCTTGCCCGCCAGAGAGGAGACGATGGGTGCTTTGCCGGAAAGAGAAAAACTCGGCGCCAGGCTGGCGTGGCTGGAAAAGTTTTGCGTCATTGGCGGGCCATCCAAACTCATCAGCGACCTTGCCGCTTCAGCCACTCTGGTCGGCGCCGCTGTCCTGCCCGCTAGAGAAGCGGCGTTCGGTGCTCTGCCGGATAGAGAGAGACTCGGTGTCAGGTTGCTATGGCTGGAAAAACCTTGCGTCATCGGGGACGCGTACAAACTCGCCCACGGCTGCATGCCTGCCATTGCGGCCGCAGGATTGCGGCGCCGCACTTGCACGTCGACCACGCCTGAAGCCTTCGAGCTGTTCTTACGTGCCTTGAAACGTTGGCGCCGAGGGCTTCCCTTGGGTGGTCGCACTTTCTTCTGAGTGGGACGCGGTGCCTGGCCTCCTCCGCCCGCGTCATCAACGCTGTCGTCATCCTCGCCCAACAGCGTGCCCAGGCCTCCCGGCAAGCGTTTGAGAAACTTCTGGGCCAGATTGGCCATTGCTTCATCCACCACCACCTCGACCGCTTTTGCCCCGGCGTCATACATCGGGCCGGCAAACTGGGGGTGTTCCTTGGCATACGCACTCACGCGGTCAATCGGCCCGGAATATTCAGCGGGCACGATGCTGCGCAGTTGGTCGAGTTTCGCTTCCAGCGCCGCGACAGGGCTGGGTGGTGTTGCGTCTGGCTGCTCGACTTTAGTTTCGACCGTCACCTGAATCGGCGATTTCAACTCGCAGATGCAGGTGTGATTGTTCGCCTGATGCGCCATCAGACGCGGCGACTCGAGCGATGGCCGCGGTTGCACCTCAACATTGAGCCTGAACGGCGACTCGTCACGCGCCCCAGGTGCCCGGGAAAACGCGCTGAGTTGCGAGCGCGGGGCGAACAACGCGGCGGTCAGCGATGAGATCACTTCACCGAGCTTGCGCTGTTGCACCGTCAACAGGCGAATATCCAGGCTGGCCTCGCTCAACGCCGCGCCGAGCTGGGCCATGGCGCCGGAAAAACCGCTCAGGCCATAAGGCGCTGAGGCAACGTTAAACGTCGAAAAGCCAAAACTGTCGAGCGTCACCTCGCTCATCGAATACTTGCTGTCTGCCATCCTCCCTACTCCTCTTTCACGCCCAGGCGGCTCAGCGCAATTTCATAACGGCGTAGTGCCTTGTCGGCGTCCCACTCCAGAATCTGTGCGTCACTCACCGGGTAAATGAGTGGCACCACATCGAGGATCACTTCGATGTCGCGTTCCGAAAGAAGGCCGCCGGTTGGTTTAAAAAATCGTCGATACGCACCTGCAGTTGCGTCCAGTCCGGCACGCTCAGGTTGGCCAGGTCCGGCAGCATCAGGCCGGCGCAATGGGCGGTGATGAATTCCGCGCGTTCGTTGGCGGTCTTGAGTTTTTTCATCGCCTTGGTGGCGCGCAGCACCGGCATTTCCAGGGTCAGCGTGCTCAGGGTGCGACCGGCCACGGCGAGCGGTTGCAGCAGGGTCACTTCATCGGGGTCGAGTTCACCCTCGGCTTCCAGGAAGTGCGAAGCGGGCAAGGTCGACATTTCGTGGACGTAGTGGGCGATGCTCACGTAGTCCGGGCGCTTGAGCTGGTCGAGCTCCTTGACCGACAGCCCGGTGGCCAGCAGTGCCAGTTCGAAGAACTGCTCGTCTTCGTCGTCGCCGGCGCGGGCCAGGGCTTGCTTTTGTTCGGCGTAGAGCAGTGGTTTGAGGGTGATCTGTTCGATCGGCGTGCCGTCGTCGGTGGTGATCGGCGCCAGCAGGGTGTGGGTGGGGGGTGTCCATGTCATGGGGGGAATTCCTGGGTGATTCAAGATTGATCTCCTGGCGGAGATCCCCTTGTGGGAGCGGGCTTGCTCCCACAGGTTTTGCATGTGCTGGTAAAGAGGGTTAAGGCAACAACACCGCCCGCCGCGCATCACCGAGGATGTCGACGCCGTTGAGCACGAACTTCTGGGTGCGCACGTCGATGTCGATTACCGGGATGCCGTTTTCCTGGCGGGTGTAGGTGCGGCAGGACAGTTCCAGGGTGGTGGTCGGCTTGTCGTTCATCTTCATCAACGTTTCGGCCAGGGATTTCAGCTTGCCGCCCACCGTGTGGTAGGTGAACCAGGTATTGCCGTCCTGGTCCTGCCCGGCCTCACGCACATTGAGCAAAATGTCGTCGCCCAGGCTCACGCCCAGGGCGAGCATGATTTCCGGGCCCATGCCTTGCAGTTTCAAGGTGGCGGTGAGGGCCTTGCCGCTCTTGGCCATTTCTTCGCCGATGAAGCGCCCACCCACCTGAGCTTCCATCTCGAACTCGATCTTGGGCGGGGTGAACTCTTCCACCGTCGCCGACAACGGCAGGCCTTGCAGGGTGGCCGCGATGGCCTGTCTTACGCGGTTGGTAAACATTAGAGAACATCCTCCAGGAACTGCTCGATGATTTCGTCACGGGCGTTGAGTTGATAGATC